GATTCTCTAAAAGAAGTTTGCCATGCTGTTTTGCTAGTTTGCGAGTTAATATTGAACCTGGAGAATTACGCTTCTTTGGAATAGTAAATAAGAAAGCAGCTATTCGGCTTGCACTATTAGCATTAAGTCCAAAAGCAGACGCAGCGCATCGAATTGCTTTATCCGAAGAGGCGTTTGGACCAAGAGGGAAACCTGTGACTACTAATATAGTAGATGATGTTGATACCTGGCAAGGTGTAGAGTCAACCAAATCTCCAGCAATTCAGTCAAGAGTATCTGCGCCTAAAGCACCAGCAATCCCACAATTTAAAGCTGGTGATGTATTAAAATATACACAAGACAACGGCCAATTTGAATTAGTAGTTTCAAAAAGTGAACACATTAAAGGGGTTAATGTAGTTTATCATAAAGCACTTGAAGGGAAAGGTTGGACTTCAACAGAAGTTGTTACAGGCAGAAACTTATTTAATGCAGGAACAAGGAAAGAAGTAATGGCACAGACTCAAAAATATTTATCTGATCCAAAAGCTGCTTCTTCTGCTCTTAAAATAATTAAAGAAGTAAGAGCAACTAATGCTAAAGCTAATTTAGGTCCAACAGGAGAAACTATTGAACTATTTAAAAGCCGTGTAACAGGTGAGTTCACTACTAAAGCTGGAGTTCGTAAGGAAGGAGTCAAAGCTCTTGCTGGTAAAGTGAAACCAGCAGGAACTACAATGATAAATGCTTTGGGTGCAATAACTCTCATGTCTCCATTAATCGGTGCATATGGAGCATTAAAGAAAACAAATATTGAAGAAGCAGAATCTAAATCTGCATATCCTTTGTATAATGTTAAGCCTAGAGGAATTACTGCAGAAGATTATGGACAATCCTTATGGCATAGACTTGCGCCTCAAGTATTCCGATCCGTAAAAGAACAGAGGGAATGGGATAAAAAATTCCCAATACCAGGTGATGCATAATGAAACAGTCTGAAATGATTGCATGGGCAAGACGTAAAGACAAAAAGAAGTCTTCCAAAAAAAAGGATAAGTCTAAGTCCCAAGCGACAGTTAGTTTGATTAATAAACCGATAACTTCTTCTTATGCTGACCCCGATAAAGCAGCTGGTATAGTTCAAACTATGATACGTGGGAAACCTAGTACCTCTACAGAATTTGTATATGATCGTAAGTTATTTACTCAGGAAAGATCACTTACAAGAGGACCAGATACTGCAAAAAAGTATGGATGGTTAAAGGATCGTAAGAAGCAAGAGCAAAAACCACCTCTCGTTGCTGGTTCTACAGAGATACGACATCCAATAGATCCGACAACTGATAAATCCCTCAAAGGTGTACTGAAGGAGTTGGATCATGTCGCTTCACTTTTTACAGTTCAACAGTTTGTAACGCCACCTTCGGAATATGCGCCAGATTTTGTTAAGAAGAAATTTCAAGTAAGAGAAGGAGGAACTGAAAAATTATCACCAGAACAAATGGCAGGTTTATACTTAACAGAGCATACACAAGTTACATCTAAAGAAGTTAATCGTGCAAAAGGTCCAAAAAGACTAAAAGACTATACAAAGGCAGAGGGTTGGGGTGCAGGATCAACCTTTAATCCTGAAAGACAAGCCCAAACTTATCATGATTCCCTCTTGGAAATAGCTAAGAACTTTGGTAAAAGAGGTGGCTTCAGTCGAGAAGATGCACAAGCATATAGAGAAATTATGGGCAAAGAACCTGATCCGCTTTTAGATGGAAGTGATCCCGAATTTAGTCCTCCATCTACCAAACAGAATATTACAGGTTTTGATGCATATGGAGACAAAAGAAGACAAAAAGCAGCTGATAAGCATTTCGGAAAAGAAAAGGCAAGAGAGGCAAAAAAGATACAGACCCAGCAGATGTCGGCAGAGTATGGAGGAGAAAAACCAGAAGGGCTACATGGCAAGAGACAGCAACAACCAATACCGCAGATACCAAAAGGCAAATCTGCAAAAGAAATTAAGAGTGAGAAAGCATTAGCAAAAGAACATGGGAAACAATTGTTTCGTCTCGGTAGTATGCTCCAACCTTACAAACCCAAATCTCAGGTTTTAAATCGTCTTGCTCCTGAAGCAAAGGATCAAAGTTCTCCTAACCTTAAAACCGATCCACAATTTAGTTTCATACAATCGGAACCAGATAAAGGTCTAACTGTCAAACAACAAAAGGATTATGATGTGTCACCAAAAGGAAGAGGATATGAAAAAGTAGATGGTAAATGGCGTAAAATACAAAAAAAGTCTGCTATTACTTCGGGCATTTCAGCTCCGTCACTTGTAAAGAATGCAAAGGGTTACTGGGTAACTCCTAGAGTTTTAGAAGCTGGAAAGAAAAGAAAAGCAAAGAAAGCAAAAGATTCAATTATAAATGAGAGTTGGATGTGAGTAGTGCAGAACGAGCCTTAGAAATTGCAGAAGCAATTGTAGAAGCAGAAGAAACTAATAAATTGGTAACATATGAACCATATGAATACCAAAAACGTTTCCACAATGCAAAAGACAGTACAGGTAAATTAGCAAGACAACGATTACTAATGGCTGCAAACAAGACAGGAAAGACATTCTGTGGTGCAGTTGAACTTGCAATTCACTTAACAGGACTTTATCCAAATTGGTGGACAGGAGCCAGATTTAAAAGGCCAGTTACAGTTTGGGCTGCTGGGAATACTACAGGTAATACAAGAGATATAGTACAGGCAGAATTAATGGGTGAACCAGGTGATCCTGAAGAATATGGTAAAGGTGCAATTCCAAGAGAACTGATTATAGGAACACCATTGAGATTACCAGGTATCCCAAATGCATTTCAAAGTGTGGTTATAAAACATGCATCTGGTAAAAACTCCAAACTTATGTTTAAATCATATGAACAGGGAAAACAACAATGGATGGGAAAAGCAGTAGATGTTGTGTGGCTGGATGAGGAACCTCCACAGGATATATACTCTCAGGCACTTCGTGCATCCTTAAAAGCTGGTGGTCTGGTGTATATGACTTTTACTCCAGAAACAGGAATGACACCAGTTGTAACACAGTTTATGACTAAACTTGGAAGTTCACAAGCACTCTTTGCTGCAACATGGGATGATGCACCTCACTTGGATAAAGACATTAAGGAAGAGATATTAAGAGCATTACCTCCTCATGAAAGAGAGATGCGATCCAAAGGTATCCCAGTATTTGGTTCTGGTATGGTATTCCCAAATGTAACAGAACAAATAGAATGTGAACCTTTTGCAATTCCTGAATACTGGCCTAGAGTCTGCGGTATAGATTTTGGATGGGATCATCCTACTGCTGCGGTTTGGCTTGCATGGGATCGTGATACAGATAAAGTATATGTATATGACTGTTACAGACAGTCTTCGCAAACGCCTGTTGTCCATTCTGCTGCCATACGAGAAAGAGGGAAATGGATTCCTGTCGTATGGCCTCATGATGGAAGTCAGCATGATAAAGGTTCAGGTCAATCTCTTGCTGATATATATCGTAAACAAGGATTGAATATGATGCATCAGCATTTCACAAACCCGAAAGGTGACATTGCTATTGAACCTGGCATTATGGAAATGTTACAAAGAATGGAAACAGGCCGTTTTAAAGTTTTTACTTATTTGAAAGATTGGTTTGAAGAAGTAAGAATGTATCATCGTAAGGATGGTAAAATTGTTGCAAGTATGGATGATCTTATGAGTGCAACAAGATATGCAGTTCAATCATTACACTTTGCTTCATTAGATAAGACTAATAAACAGAGAAAAAGAAAAGCTATAGGTTCTGGTCCTGGTGAGTGGAACTATTTCCCAATTGAAAATCGTGTATATGCATAGGAGGTAATATGAAATTTAGTTTTGGTGGATCAGCAAAAAAATGGTGGCAAGGATTTGAAGAGGGACTGCGGGGAGGAGCAGGGCGATCTGGCGGTGAATTAGGTAAACTTACTTCAAATCTAAAACAAGGATCAGAATACTTGCAAAAACAAGGTGGTGGAACTATCGGTGAACAACTACTCCATAGACCAGGTGCAACGAGTAGGTTGAGTAAAGGACTTGCCACCTTAGATAGAAATACAATGGGCTGGTCAAGACAGGCTTCTCCATTATGGGAAGGAGGATTAACTGGAATAGGAGGATCATCAGAAGAACTTGTTAAATGGGGACAAGGTCTAAATAGAAAACTTGGAGCAATTATACATGGAGACGAAATATGGGCAAGAAATAGTCCTGGTGGTGGTAGTGGAACTACTGTAGCATCCTCTGAGTCAGAAGATCCTAGTTTGATTAATCAGGGAAACTGGAAACGACCAGGTACTTTGGAATCAATAGAACGTAGATTAGAGAGAGAGAATCGTGGTGGTCTTTCTACAGATTTAGTAAAAACAAAACGTGGACGACTTAAAGCTGCTAACTTATCATAAGGAGATAACATGAAAGTATATACCGAAATTGTTTATACATGGAATGACAATAAGGGAGTATTAGTTGAAGAGTCTTCAAAATCATATGACTATGAAGGTGAAGTAATATTATGTCATAAAAAAATGTTTCCTCATCCTCATGGTGGAATTGGAGGGCAGTTGTATGATGCTGGAACAGATATAGCTGAAGGAGTATTGGATTTAGGTGGTGAT